CTGCCTTGATGTCGCTATACATTCTGACTCCTTACTTCCACTCAACGATGACGACGTGCTTGAACGCTGCGCCGCCCGTCTGCTTCTTTTTGCTCGCAGCAATCTGCTTGAGCTGCTCTTCGGTCACTACGACCCCGAACTTCTCTTTGCCCTTGCCTGACCGTGTGGGACACGCCCACTGCCAGCCATCAACGGCATCCCACGCGGCTGCGGTCATATGGCCGTAGCCGAGAGCGATGTGCTTGCGATCTTTCTTTGTCCAGTATGACTCCCAGCGTTTATGCCACTCGCTGATCTCCACGGCTGGGTAGTCCACCGCTTGCTGCACCCAGACGATCAGTCCAGCCCCACGGTGCGCCGAGATAACGACGTCATCCCACGACTTGGCGTAGCGCGCCTTCGCGCCCATCTGCTTTGCCGTCTTGATCAAGTCGCCGAGGGATGAGCCGTTGTCCGACACGCCCTCTTTCTCTACGAAGCCGGTGGCAGCGGCTTTCGCCTTGATGCCGTCTCCAGCCGTCGGGTCAACCGCGTACTTAGATGCCCACGCAACGGCAGCAGCCGTGCTTGACGGTCCGCAGTCGTCAAGGATGCCGCCCTTCTCAACGTGATCCAGTTGCGACTTGACCTTGAACTTCATTCGCCGATGTCTTCCTTGATATGCGCGGCGAGTGCAAGACCAGCCTTCTGGTAGTCGAGTGCCGCGCTGATCGGATGGCCAGCGGTGCAGCCCTCGCTGTAGTCGTTGCCGTTGTCGCCACGCTTCCAAAGCGTGCCGCCGAACGCGCTTGCATCTTCGCTTGGCACGAGTGCCACCCATTCGCCTGGCGCGGTGTCAATGCGCGTCCAGCCCTGCTCCTTGAGTTCCCTGCGGTGATCTTCGTTTGTCATTCTTTCCACCTCAAATATCCTGTTGCGATCCAGACGATTGTCATCAGGATGAACAGCGTTGCCATTGTGCTTTGCGTCTGACCCTCTGGTAGTACGACTACCGCGAAGAGCAGACCGAGGATCGTCCACGAGCCTCCGACTAGATCGTTGATGATGTTCCTAAGCACGGCGACCACCCTTTCGGCTTGGCGTATTTCCATTGCCTCCCGCTGGTCCGCCGCCGCCAATGTTAGCAGCCGCTCGTGCTGCATTTGACGCTGCGGCAGCCACACTTGCAACTTGGCTGGCAATGATTGCGACGGCAACCGGCTGCGCCTCTTCCTTCTCAATCGGGTCAAGGTCTTTGCCGATCTCCGTGATGGCCGCGATGTTGGCGAACACCTCGCCGACTGCCTCAACCGCCGCACCTACAACTGGCAGAGCGGGTTCGGGTTCAGGAGTAGGTACAGGAGTGGGATCAGGAGATACGGAAGGAGATGGCGGAACTTCCGTTGGTGCAGGCGTTGGCTCTGGCGTTGGTTCTGGGGTTGGTGCATTGGTCACCTCGGGACTTGGCTCCTCCGTTGGTGTTGGGGTTGGTTCGGGTGTGGGTTCTGGGGTTGGCTGCGGCGTTGGCTCAGGCTCTACAGAAGGCTCTGGCGTAGGGGTAGGAGCCACGCTAGGGCTTGGTGAAGGTGCTTCTGGTGTCTGGGTAGGGGTTGGCTCAGGAGTCGGCTCTGGGGACGGCGTAGGGCTGCCTACGGCGATTGTGAGGAAACCGATGCCGCAGCACGAGTCGGTAGACAGCACGCGGAAGCCGAACAGGTCACCTGCGGCCAGCACCACCTCGATGTAGCCAGTGGCTGATTGCGTGTTGCCTTCTGCCAGCGTGAGCCACTCGCCGCCCACGAGATACTGAGGCTTGTCGTAGAACGCGCCGTCGGTCGTCAGGTACGACCAGAGGTACTGCGCCGTTTCAGCTTCTAGTGCGGTTGTGGTCAGGCTGGTGAGCGCGTTCCATCGTGGCTGCTCAGGGAGCGGATCATTTGCGCCGCCAAGTGTGACGGAGCCATCTTCGTTGACGACGACCGTGCCGTTGGAGTCGGTGCTGAAGTCCCACTCGTCAAGATCGTCAAGTGCGTAGACAGGCTGAACGAATGGCAAAACGATTGCCAAAGCGAGCAGGAGTGCGCGCAACCTCACTTGCCTGATTGAGATTGCAACCACGCCAGAAGCGTGCCGATTCCTCCTACGCCAAGTAGGGCGCCAAGCCCCTTCAGGACGGCAAGGCCGCCCTTCATCTGGTCAATCTCTGCCTTCAGACTGTCAATCTTTGCGGACTGCGCGTCCAGCCGGTCAATGATTGCGTCTACTTGGGAGCGCGTCATTCAGCCTCCAGTGCCTTCAGTCGCTCCTCTAGATCATTGACTCGATGCCAGAGCGCTGCGATCAACGCAACACTGTCAATGGATTCTGGCTGTCCGTCGGCATTATAGGCGACAGCGTGCGTCAATCCTGCTTCGTGGATTTCTTCTGCAATAAATCCGAGGCGCGTCTGCCCAAGTTCTTCTGGGTTGTCAACCGTTGACTCAAAGTGCTTTGGCACAATCTTGCGCGCAGCCTCAAGCACGGCTGCATCCGCAGGCACGATGTTGGTCTTGTAGCGCGCCGACGAAGTGTATCGGCGAATAATGTATTCAGTGCCGCTGATTAGAGCAAAAACACATTGGTTGCTCAATGTCGTTGCTGTGCCTGGACCATCGGCGCGGAAGTTTCCGTTGCCAGAGTAAACACTAAGCGTAGAGGTAAGGCTATCTGCTGCAAACGCATCATCCGTCCGCAGCGTCGTTGACGATGAGCGATACAGGTTTACGTCGCCCGAACTGCCAGTGCCGTCGCCCCACTCAATCGTACCGTCTGCCTCAATGCGGATGCGATCCCCAGCGTCCCCACTGATTGCTCCCGTGAAGACTGCATTCCCAGCCGTGCCGCGCAATGCGCGCATAAAGCCGTTGGATGCAACGATGTTGCCGTTGGTGACGCCGATTGCCGTTGAGCCAGCCGTCCCGCTGACCGTCAAGCTGCTAAACGTCGTCGCCCCCAAGTTCAGCGTGCCGTCAATGACGACAGTCCCTGAGCCGCCGAGGTTTGGCGTGATCGTCAGCTCACCGCTGACCTGACGAAGCCGCGCTGGGCCAAAGGTCTGTGGCGCGCTGTTCTCGGCAATGTAGAGGTCGGAACCGCCTGAGATGAGGCGCAACTCAGCGATTTCAACTTTCCGTTGCGTAGATACGGTGCCAGTCGTCTCAACCTTGACTGAAACCAAAATGAACGCTGCGTCTGGCTGCACAGCCAGCCGCGTGTAGTTGCTGGCGATTCGCAGCGTGTCGGCGCTGCCGATATCTGCCAGCGTTCGCTCGCGGCTGTCACCAGTCCCAGTTGACGTCTCCGCGTCGTTTTCGTAATACTGATACGACAAGACAACCTTTGCATTTGACTCAGGGTCGGCGTTGATGCAGTAAACCTCTGGCGTGAACACGAAGGAGCGGTTGCGCGTACCAGGCACCGGCACAAAGCGCTTGATTGTGAGGCTGTTGCCGCTGCTCGTTCCGCTTGCAATCGTGAACCGCAGCACGTTTCCTGACCCAGCCAAAACGTCCTCATAAACTCGTGCTGTGATCTGACCGCTTGAGTTGTCCTCAGTTGTGAAGTACGGCAGCGGATTGGACTCGGTGACGTCGGAGTCAGGATCGTCAGGCGCAGAGGCGAAGTCCCCGTTGGCAACTCCCGCCTGAATCTCGCGCAGCGCAGCAGGGCCGAAGAGGAGCGCGGTAGCGCCGTCCGAGTCGCTCCCGATCAGGGTCTCGCCACCGTCTGCGGTGACGTCGCCCTCGTAGCCGGTTAGCCCTGGAAGATTCGTGCCGTACTGCTCAGACATTATTCACCCACCAAGATGCGCTTCAGCGCCTTGCCTAGTCTCTTTCGTCGGTATTCAGCCTCGATGTCGTAGCGAACCTGATAGGTGCTGTCAGACTCAAAGCTCATTGTGACGGATGCGATTCGCAACCTTGTATCCAAGTCTAAAGCGGAACTTGTGAGCTTGACGTACTGGTTCGGCAGCCACGCCTTGACAAGCGTCCAGGTGCTGGCGTCAGTCT